ATCTTCACCAGTATCTACCCACTGATTCTTCTTGGCTCTCACCGGAGACTTCCTTTTATCTAATTGCTCGTTTTGAACTACTCTAAAATCCTCAGTAATATTAGACTGAGGTTGCGAGGAAACCGTTTCCTCTTGCTCTTGATCTTCAAGTCGCGACTTTTTAGTTGGCAAGTCACTACGTTGTGTTGATTGTTTTTGACTCGACGGAGCCAAAGAGTCCATAAGTTTATTCAGCAGTTCAGACTTCTGCTCTGCTGTCATGGTGTTTAGTAATGCTTTTACAAGTTCATCACTCATTTTCTCTTTCCTTTTTCCATTAGAATATCTGCCTTGCGGCGAACATTATACTCCCTACTTTTAAGCAATTCTAATCTACTTTCCGCTGTAATCAACCACTCGTTGATATTTTTTGCTATGTCATTTTCTCTCTTGATTAGATCCACCTTCGTTTCATATTTCATAAATTGTACTTCGATTTGTGTGACTTCGCTTGCAATGATACTGCCAAGGTTTTCTTTACACCATCTTGCTACGTTCTCGCTTTGTGATCGACACCAAGCGATATGATCTGCAAATTGGTATAATTGATAAGCGCAATTAAAACAGTCGTCTTGTGTTAGTCTTTCCAACTGTTCATAAGACATTGTTTCGGCCATAGCAAATTCTGGATTGAATTTTGTTGGAGAAACATTTTCTGCTGTTACATATCTGTCAATACCGTCAAGAAATACTTTTAGTCTATCTGCTGCGTTCAATTTTCTCTCTCCAATATTCTGGGTCTTCGTCCCAACGTAGTTCCACAAGTGTAATGTCATTAATCCTACACCATTCTTTCTTGTCTAAATCTCGTTTCTTTGACATGGCAAATCCAGCTTTAGATTTGTGAAAGTATGGTATGTATTTAAAATGTTGTTCGCCGTGGACTTCTATCCCTATTATAGCATTTGGAATGTAAAAGTCAAGGTATAAAACAGATTTTTTTGCAGGATTTACAGTTCCCGGAAGTTTGACTTCTTCATAGATACTATAACCAGAAAAGATATCATGTAAAAGCTCTCTGGCTACCCTGTGGTAATAAGAACACTTTGATCTTTGCTTTGAATATTTTTTAAGATCTAATGTGTATTCTCTGCCATTTAGTCCGGTGACTTTCATAGCAGCACTTCTCTGATTCCGTCATACATAAATTCTAGTAGGGTTGGGTTTTCATTTAAGAAGTTTACCACCTTCTCCATACCTTGACACTTAAATGCTTTTTCTATATCTTCGACTTCATTTTCTACAATCCACTGTTTGACGATTGGGTTGTCTTGATTGTCAATAAAGTATGTAAACGTGTACCAAGCGCCTTTTGCTGAGATCATAGCGAACTCATTTGCGATTTGCGCTACCTCCTGTGCTTCATCAATACCAATCCCGTAACGAATCCAGCTTGCTGCCGTACTCATCGGCGTTCCACCAGAAGCAGAAGTTTTAACTATCCAGTTTGCAACTTGACCAACGTGATTGCCAGACTCTTTGGGTACTTCCCATTTGCCACGGTGCGTGATAACCATATTAGTTCCAGCTTGAAACTGTAACATATTACCACAGTCTGCCATCTTCGTGGGCGCAAATCGTGACCCACCAGTGTTAGCGATATTGTGAGTGATGAACACAGCAATCGCTTTCATGCGTGACACATCGCCGCTGATACGCTTGAAGAACATAGACAGCAAACGTGGAAGCGCATTACGAACGCCTGTACGAATTTCACCGTCGATCTCATCTTGAGGAACCATGTTAGATGTAGAGTCTACAATAACAAACAGGTTTGGCTCTTCTTTAATTAACCTTTCCAAGATGTTGAGATATGTTTCTGCCGAGACGACTGGTGTATCATCTGTAGCTTGAACAATTTGGATAGCGTCAATATCTAGACCTTTAATACCACGGAAGTTTTGTTTGGTTAGCCGACCTTCGGTATTTAAGTAATATACCTTTTTGCCTCTTGCTTGCGCTTTAGCCGCAGCGTAGAGCGCGGTCGTGGTTTTTCCTGTTTTTGGGTCGCCAGTCATGACAACGCACTGGCCTTCTCGCAAGCCGCCGCCAAGAGCAATGTCTAGTGCTGGTCCTACACTGATTACTTCAAAAGTTTCTAGAGACTGAAGAACCTTTGTTCCTGACTCAATAATATTACCGTACTTTTTGCACAGAGTTGCCACTGTTGGATCATCATGTTCAATCTTCGAGATCTTTTTCTTCGCCATTCTCTATTTTCCTGAGTTTGTTTAAAATGTTTTTCCCGCCAAAACTTTTCTTTCTTGTTGAGGCGTTATTGTTTATGTTTATTTCCTGTTTAGGTTTATCCTTTTCCTTACTTAATAATAGCTCGTACTTGCTGATTATCCCAACTACTTTCGGATGATTTAGAGAAAAAATACCTTTAAAGTCATTGGAGTGAATCGCTTTGACAAGTGCTTCTTCGCTAAAATCTTTTAATAACTTACCGGCAGCCCATAGTTGTTTCTTGAACGTCCAGTCCCAAGGTTTTTTGTTCCAAAACTTGTATGGTAATGACCCAACGTTTTTATTTTCTGCGTTACGCTTACACATAATCTCTGCAACATAAGCAGCGCAAGTACAGTGGTCGCCGGTTGACTCATGCTTATACTTGCTCTTTTCCGTTCTTTTTCTTTTTGTCATTGTAAAGCATAGCCTCTTTAAAGCAGTTTTCTAAAGTGTCTTCAATTTCTTTTTCAACAATTAACTCTGGTACTAACCACATCTTCTTGTAAACAATGTCATTTCTGAGAATTCCTACGGTAAAGAAGTTCTTAGTTTTCTGACCCATAGCACCCATTACAGACCGAACAAAATAGATTCCCTCTGAGTCAGCAACGTCAATTATACACTGATGTGATCGGAATTGCAAGTGAAAATCTTGAATAAAGATATCATTTTTCTCGCAGTGAGCCTTAACTTCATACCATATATTATAGTCACTAAAGAACCAGTGCTTTCCGTCCTCTGTCATTACTTTTATCCAGACTTTATTGTAATCACAGTTTGTGTAATGCTCTACCCACTTTTGTTCGTCCATTACCTAATCCTTGTAGTACACCTAGTAACTTTAGATGAAGGTTGCTTCTTTCTGAAATCATCAGACATCTCTGCCGCATTTTGAGTCATTACGGTTGAGCCTTTATCATTTCTTGCAAACTGTTTATACAGTAGAGTTTCTTCTTTTTTTGCTTCAGGCTCTTCTTTAACTTCCTCAACAGTTTCTGCTTTCTTTTTCGGCAGACGAGAGACAAATCGCTCAACTGTAGCTTTGGCTCTACCAAGGTCTGCGCACAACTCTACAACTGATAAATCTCTATGCTGTTCGATGTAAAACTTTTCTGCTTTACTTAACGGTCCTTTTTTAGTCATTCAATAGTCCTCGTTGGGCTTTGGTTAAATAAATTGAATTGTTAGTTTTTAGATACGTCATATAAAGATCAAATGTGTTTCTAGATACACGCTTCATTTGCGTGTCCAGATTCCGCTCTCGTCTACCGTATGGCCCCATAGGATCAAAAGGGGTGCTTTGATATGTTCTAATGTAGTACGTTTCCTTGTCATTAGCCATAACAATCTTGGAGTAGTGTGGAACTTTATGTGACTCTTCTTTTTCTAACGCTCTGCCAGTTTTCCCAAAAAGCAATACCGTTTTTTCTTGATGGGGTAAAAATTTACTATCTATATATTTCATTTACGACCCTCCATAATATACCTTAGTTTTTGTTTGTCATTCATCTTATTTATTTCTTTTGACGTTGCACCACCATGCTTATGATACCAAGGCTTAGGTGCTTCTGGATTTGCTTCACGTTTTTGGTGTTCTGCTTCAGCAATTTTATTTTTATTCACTCTCGCGTTCTTGTCGGCAATACTTCCGATTGTCTCGCTTCCAGACATAAAACTGTGGAGTCCGCCAGTAACTACTCTAAACAACCCTTCTTCGTTACAAAGAGGACAAGTCGTTAGTTCTGGGTCTGTAACTTTTTGGAAAACGTCACCGACTTCTGCTCCACAGTCTTTACATTCATAGTCATAGATTGGCATTTAATTCTCCAATGCTTGTAAAAATCTACCAATAATTCCGTTCCTTTGAATATCTTGATATGTCAACTTGCAGGTTGCAATACCTTCGATATCTCTTAATTTATTCATACAATAAGATAATCCGCTTCTTCCACGCAGATCATTTTGATCAACATCGCCGTTAATTAATACTTTTGAGTTTTGACCCATTCTAGAAACAAACATTTTAATTTGTTCTTCTGTACAGTTTTGCGCCTCGTCTAAAATCATGTATGAATCATGAAATGTAGACCCTCTCATTACTTCTAATGGCCTGTAAATGATTTGACCTTCATTCATGTATAGCCCATAATAAGCTCTACCTAAAAAGAACTGCAAGTTTTCTTTCATCGGTAGTAAGTACGGAGCGATTTTTTCATCCATCTCTCCCGGAAGAGATCCGATATCTTTTCCGGTACAAACTAATGGTCTAGTTATAATAACTTGTTGAATCTTGCCGTGATGCAAATGCTCTGCCGCTAAACCCGCTGCAATAAAAGACTTTCCTGATCCGGCAGGTCCAGAGCAGAAAATAATGTCATTCTCTATAATAGATCTAATATAGTCTCTTTGGTTATCTGTTTTCGCTTCTATGTGTTGAATTTTTTGAGGTTTTTTGTTATCAACTGCATCTCTGCGATGTTTTCTACTCATGTAAACCCTTTGTTTATGAAAAGTTATAGATCGGACTCTTTAACAAACACTCCGTCCACCATCTTTCCTTTTCTATCCTTAATATCACTCCATGCTCTAAATAAACATTCTGAAATGCTTAGATTATTCCTTTCCGCGATATTGATTAATACAACAATCATATCACCGATATCGTCCGCTACACTTTTACCTTTACAAATGCTATCGGAAAGCTCACCTGCTTCTTGAATTAATTTGCAGTATTGATCTTTATCTGTAGATCCTTTAATGAGGTTTCGCTCATGATGCCACTTGGTAATATTTTCAATCAAAGTTTTAGTACCTACATTGTTGGGTATATCATTCGCTGTCGCATTACTTAACATCTGCTGTCTAACTAGATAGTCTTGGCATGGTTTTGCATCAGTCATAAGTAAATCCTCCTAAGTCCATATCGTCTAAGTCATTCTT